TTGATAACCAAGGTAGTATTTCAAAAATAATAAAATAGATGATTTATACTAATTCTAGTAGCACTTTTCCAAGTCAGGTAGTACCAGACGCAGAGAAAAAGACTTATGAATATGGTTTAGCCGTAGCGAAAGCTGTGGAAGACGAATGGTTTAGAGGAGACAGAGGAACTTTAAATGGCGGTAGGTTTGGAACAAACTGGACTAGATTTAATGATTTAAGACTTTACGCTAGAGGAGAACAAAGTGTAGCAAAATACAAAGATGAATTATCTACTAATGGTGATTTATCTTATTTAAATTTAGACTGGAAACCAGTAGCTGTATTATCTAAATTTGTAGATATTGTAGTTAACGGTATGACAGACAAAGGTTATGAAATAAAATCATTTGCTTCAGACCCGTATGCTATAAAACAGAGAACTGACTTTGCTTTTAATGCTTTGCGTGATATAGAAAATAAAGAAATGATTGATCAGCTTAACGCTGCCACCGGTCAAAACTTTTACGCATCGCCTGATCCTCAAGAATTACCTGTAAATAAAGAAGAACTAGATCTTTATCTTCAATTAAATTATAAGCAAGCTATAGAAATAGCTGAAGAAGAAGTTATTAGTAACGTATTTAATTATAATAAATATGATGAAACTAAAAAACGATTAGCTTACGATTTAACAGTATTAGGTATTAGTTGTGTTAAAACTAATTTTAATCTAGCTAATGGTGTGACTGTTGATTATGTAGATCCAGCTAATTTAGTTTATTCTTATACCGACGATCCTAATTTTGAGGATATATACTATGTAGGTGAAGTTAAAAGTTTATCTCTTGAAGAAATTAAAAAACAATTTCCTTACTTAACTCAATCAGAGTTAGAAGAAATACAAGAATATTCAGGCAGTAATAATTATAGAAATAATTTTTATAATTATGATTACGACAGAAACTTAATACAAGTATTATATTTTGAATACAAAACTTATCAAAATCAAGTATTTAAAATAAAGCAAACAGACCAAGGTCTTGAAAAAGCTCTTGAAAAAGATGATTCATTTGATCCGCCTGAAACTGATAACTTTAATAAGGTACATAGAGCTATAGAGGTTTTATATAGTGGCGCTAAAATTCTTGGCCACGAAAAAATGCTTAAATGGGAACTAGCTAAAAATATGACTAGACCTTTTAGCGATCAAACTAAAGTTGAAATGAATTATGCTATGTCTGCTCCTCGTATGTATAAAGGCAGAATAGAATCATTAGTAAGTAAGTGTATTGGTTTCGCCGATATGATACAGCTTACGCATTTAAAATTACAGCAAGTACTATCACGTATGGTACCCGACGGTGTGTATGTAGATGTAGATGGATTAGCTGAAGTTGATCTTGGTAATGGTACTAATTATAACCCTGCCGAGGCTTTAAATATGTACTTCCAAACTGGTAGTATTGTAGGTAGAAGCTTAACGCAAGATGGTGATCCTAACAGAGGTAAAGTACCAATACAAGAATTACAAACATCGTCTGGAATAAGCAAGATACAAGCGCTTATACAAACGTATCAGTATTACTTGCAAATGATTAGAGACGTGACCGGGCTCAACGAAGCTAGAGACGGTAGTCAACCAGCTAAAGATTCATTAGTTGGTTTACAGAAACTAGCAGCAGCTGCATCTAATACAGCTACTAAGCATATACTTCAGTCTTTAATGTATTTAACAATACGCTCAGCTGAAAACATAAGCCTGCGTGTTGCTGATATGCTAGAGTTTCCACTGCTTAAACAGTCTTTAATGAGCTCTATAAATCAATTTAATGTATCTACATTAGCTGAAATAGATAAGCTTAATATGCACGAATTTGGTATATTTTTAGAATTAGAACCAGATGAAGAAGAGCAAGCAGGTTTAGAACGCAATATACAAATAGCATTACAAGGAGGCCAAATAGGTTTAGAAGATGCTATAGATATAAGAGAAATAAAAAACTTAAAGCTAGCTAATCAGTTTTTAAAGTATAGACAAAAAATAAAAGCAGAGCAAGCTCAACAAGCTCAATTAGCTAATATACAAGCTCAAGCGAATGCCAATGCTGAATCTGCAGAAAGAGCAGCGTTAGCTGAAACTCAAAAACAACAAGTTATTAACGAACAGAAAGTTCAACTAGAACAAGCTAAGTCACAGTTTGAAATACAACGTATGCAAACTGAAGCTCAAATTAAGCGCGGTTTAATGAGTGAAGAATTTAACTTTAATATGCAATTAGCAAAAGCTAGAGCTGGTGTAGAAAAAGCTAAAGAACAAGATATAGAAGATCGTAAAGACGAGCGTGCTAGAATTATAGGCACGCAGCAATCAGAAATGATATCACAACGTCAAAACGATGAATTACCTAAAAACTTTGAGTCATCTGGATTTGACTCACTAGGAGGATTTGGACTTGAACAGTTTGAACCTCGTTGAAAATAAAATCCTTTAATTTTATATTATTATATTATGTCAGAAGAAATAAAACAAGAAGGAGAGTTTAAAATAAAAACTCCTTCTAAGCCTAAAAATTTAGGTGATAATACGGGTGAACCTATTAAAGTAAACATGAAAGAACCTTTAATAGATCTTGAGCCAGATGTTAAAAAAGTAGTAATCAAAAAAGAAGATACTGATGCCGTTCAAACACAAGAGACAAATGATAGCGATGTTATTGTCGAAGAGTCCAAAGACAGTGGCAACAGCGAAGAAGTGGTTGAAGAAGTACGGACCTCCGACGAAGAAGTAGCATCTCCTTTAATTGTTATTGAAGACACTGAAGAAGAGGAAAAACAACCTGAAGCAACTAAAGAAGTAGAGCAACCCGCGCAAGAGCAAAGAGTTCTACCTGAAAATATTGAAAAGCTAGTTTCTTTTATGGAAGAGACTGGTGGAACTGTAGAAGACTATGTTAGGCTTAATGCAGATTATACCAATGTTGATAACCAAGCTTTAATACGAGAGTATTATAAACAAACAAAACCACATTTAGATTCTGAAGATGTAAGTCTTTTATTAGAAGACTTTGATTATGATGAAGATATGGACGAACCAAAAGATATACGCAAAAAGAAAATTGCGTTTAAAGAGGAGGCTGCAAAAGCTAAAAACTTTCTTGAAGGCTTAAAGAGTAAATACTACGACGAGATCAAGTTGAGACCGGGCGTAACTCAAGACCAACAGAAAGCTACAGACTTTTTCAACCGATACAACGAAGAGCAAGAAGCTGTGCAAGTAAAGCACAAGGATTTTATAAGCCGTACTAAAAATTTATTAAATAATGATTTCGAAGGTTTCGATTTTAAAGTTAGTGATAAAAAATTTAGGTATGGTATTAAAAATCCAACACAGGTGGCTGAGGCACAATCTGATATTACAAACTTCATTAAGACGTTCTTAAATGATAAAAATGAAATAACAGATACCAAAGGTTATCATAAAGCTTTATACGCAGCGCGAAACGCTGATACTATAGCACAACATTTTTACGAGCAAGGCAAGGCCGACGCTGTTAAAGATGTTATGGCTAAATCTAAAAATATAAGTAACGAACCTAGGCAAAGCGCTTCGGGTAGTGTATTTGTTAATGGATTAAAAGTAAAATCGGTTAGCGGTCTTGATTCTTCAAAATTAAAAATCAAAACTAAAAAATTTAACTAACTAAATAATAAATTATGGCTTTAACTCCACAATTTGGTAGTTTAATTCCGTCTTCAACTCAACAGTTGTTGGCAAGTAACTACCTACAATTTAACACAGGTGCTGGCGAAGATTTCGCACAACAGTATTTACCTGAGATTTACGAACAAGAAGTAGAGCGTTATGGAAACAGAACGTTATCTGGATTCTTACGCATGGTTGGTGCAGAAATGCCGATGACATCTGATCAAGTAATTTGGTCTGAGCAAAACCGCTTACATATATCTTACGATAATGTAACTGTTGGAGCTGATGGTTCTGGTGCTGGTGCAACAAACTTAATAACAATACCTAATACAGCTAGAAACGTTATATCTATTAACGATACAATTGTTGTACTAGACCCTGCAACAGGTGCAGAGGTAAAAGCTTTAGTAACTGCTTCTACAACTGTAGCTGCTGGTGGTGCTCCTGCAAACGGTGGTACTATTGATGCTGCTCCATTTGTTGGCGGTGCTGGTCTTGTCGCTGCTGGTATTACAGCTGGTGCTGGTATTAAGATATTTGTATATGGTTCTGCATATGTAAAAGGTAGTAACCTAGGCGGTGCTGCTGCTGGAATCGGCGCGCAAGCTGCTAATACAAGAGTATCTGTAACACCTCAGTTAACTCAATTTTCTAACTCTCCAATCATTATTAGAGATCAATACACTATTAGTGGTTCTGATATGGCACAAATTGGTTGGGTAGAAGTTGCAACTGAAGATGGTACTTCTGGATATCTATGGTATTTAAAGGCTGAATCTGAAACTCGCTTGCGTTTTGAAGATTACCTAGAAATGGCATTGGTAGAAGGTGAGTATAACCAAGGTGCTACTGGAACAACTGCAGCTACTTTAGCTGGTACTGAAGGTTTATTTGCTGCTATTCAAGCTCGTGGTAACGTAGAAGTAGGATTTACTGCTGCTGCTGGACTAGACGAATTTGATAATATTCTTAAAAACCTAGACACTCAAGGTGCTATTGAAGAAAACATGTTATTCTTACAACGTCAAACTTCACTTGACTTTGATGATATGCTAGCTGCTATTTCTAGTGGTGTTACTGGAGGTACTGCATTTGGTCTTTTCGAAAACTCTGAAGAAATGGCATTGAACTTAGGATTCTCAGGATTCCGTAGAGGTTCTTACGATTTCTATAAGACTGATTGGAAATATCTAAATGACGCTTCTACTCGTGGCGCTATTAGTGGTATTAATTCTATCGAAGGTGTATTAGTTCCTGCTGGAACTTCTACAGTATATGATCAAGTATTAGGATCTAACATCCGTCGTCCATTCTTACACGTACGATACAGAGCATCACAAAGTGATGACCGTCGTATGAAGTCTTGGTTGACTGGTTCTGCTGGTGGTGCATTTACTTCAACTCTTGATGCAATGGAAGTAAACTTCCTATCTGAAAGATGTTTAGTAACTCAAGCTGCTAACAACTTTGTATTATTCAAAGGAGTGTAATCACTCATTAATATCTAGGGCTGCTTAATTGTGGCCCTAAGATATTATTTTTTTTAATTATTTAATTTTATTATATCATGGCTAAAGAAGCTAAAGCAGTAGAAACAACTGAGGTTGCACCTCAAAAAACAGTTAAGGCTAAGACTGTAGAACAAAAGCCAAGTAAACCTGAATGGGAAGTTAAAGAACGTGTTTATTTTTTAAAAGGAAACAAATCACCTTTAACACTTAAAATCCCAGGAAGACATACTAAAAAACACGCGTTATTATATTTTGATACTATAGCAGGTAAGCAGAGAGAAATTAGATACGCAACTAATCAAGACTCACCACTTGTTGATGAGCAAAAAGGTGAAGTAACTTTAGGTCACATTATGTTTAAAGACGGTACTCTTGTAGTTCCTAAACAACAACAAAACCTACAAAAATTACTTTCATTGTATCACCCTTTAAAAGGTAAATTATACGAAGAGTACAGCGCGGTTGAAGAAGCTGAAGATGAACTTGACGAATTAGAATTACAAATCGATGCGCTTAACGCAGCTAAGTCTATGGATATAGATCAAATAGAAGCTATTATGCGTGTTGAGGTTGGTTCTAAGGTATCTCAGATGAGTTCTAAAGAACTTAAACGCGACTTATTATTGTTTGCTAAAAAGAATCCTTCTTTATTCGTAGAACTTGCTAATGATGAAAATGTACAATTACGTAATGTAGCAATT